AACGTATCCAACGTCCTGCAGGAAGGTGTTGATACCGATGGTGGTTATTTAGTGCCAGAGGAATACGACAGCCGCCTGATTGATGTTCTGAACGAGGAGTGCATTATGCGTAACCTCGGTACGAAAATCACCACCAGTGGAGAGCGCAAAATCAACATCGCCGCCACCAAACCTGCCGCATCGTGGATTGAGGAAGGTGGGGCGCTTAGCTTTGGCGATGCCACCTTCGACCAGATTATCATGGACGCCTACAAGCTCCATGTAGCGATCAAGGTCACGGAGGAACTGCTCTATGATAATGCCTTCAATCTGGAGAGCTACATCATCCAGCAGTTTGGCAAGGCTATCGCCAATGCCGAGGAGGATGCCTTCCTCAACGGCGATGGCAACCATAAGCCCACCGGCTTACTCACTACCGCACAGACTGGTGTTACCACGAGTGGTGCATCCATCACGGCAGATGACCTTATCGAGCTGGTCTACAAGCTCAAGCGTCCGTACCGCAAGAGTGCGTCCTTTATCGTCAACGACCAGACCTTGGCGGCAATCCGCAAGCTGAAGGATGCCAACCAGGCATATATGTGGCAGCCCTCCTACCAGATGGGCGAGCCTGACCGTCTGCTGGGCTATCCGATTCATACCACGCCTTTTATGCCTACGGCAGAAGCAGGCAAAACGGCGCTGGTGTTCGGTGATTACAGCTATTACAACATCGGTGACCGTGGCTCCCGTTCCATTCAGGAACTGCGTGAGCTGTTCGCTGGTAACGGCATGATTGCCTTTGTTATGAAGGAACGTGTGGACGGCAAGCTGGTATTGCCGGAGGCCGTGCAGATGCTGAAAATCAAGGCTGCTGCTGGCAAGGGCTGATGTAAATATGGTGGGGGAGATGCCTTGAGGGTGTCTCCCTGTTTTTATGGGAGTGATGGCTTATGATTGTTTCCTTGCCCAAAGCAAAAGAATATCTCCGCATCGACACGGATGCCGAAGATGATATTGTCCGCAAACTGCTGCGGTCGGCAGAACAGCTGTGCATGGATGTTGCACGGCTCAATGCAGAAGAGTTCAAGGCTTGTGGGGCTATTGCCAAAACGGCGGTGCTGTACACCGTTGGCTATCTCTACGAGCACCGGGATGATGCTGACCATAAGGCACTCACCATGACACTCCGTTCCCTGCTGATGGGCATACGCCGGGAGGGCTTCTGATGTATGTATCTTTGAGCGAATTGCGGCAGAGGGTGAAAATCCTACGTCCTATAGCTGAAGAAGACGCTGTTGGCAACCTTATAGAGCAGGGCAGGACGGAGATGGCTACGGTCTGGGCAAAGGTTCTGCCCTATGCCGCCAAGATTTCAGACGGCTATGCCGAGAAGGTGGACGAGGTAAATTATCGTGTGGTTATCCGTTACCGGGAGGATATAGAAACCACCGACATCCTGCAATGGCGCGGCAAGACGCTGATTATATCAGCCCCACCGTATCCTCTGGACGGTGGCCGCAAGTATCTTGTTATGGAGGCAAAGGAGTTGGTGGAAGATGGCTAAGGGATACCAATCCGCAGAGGAGATTCTGCGAGAGTTGGGGGAGAACGCCACCAAGGCTGCCAAGTCAGCTTTGGCAGATGGAGCAGAGATTGTCATGCAGGAGGCAAGGAATCGCTGCCCTGTCTACAAGGGAAATGACTGCCGTGTGGTCAAAGGAGCACTTCGGGATTCCATCCATGCCGTCAAGCAGAAAGGCGGTGCCAAGTACAAAATCGTAGCGGATGCCGTTTCTCATGATGGCATTTTCTATGGCAAGCTGGTGGAATTCAGCCCCAAGATAAACAAGCCTTTTATGTATCCTGCCATGGATGCCAGACGGGATGAGGTCAGGAATAAGATAATCGATGCGGTAAGGGAGGCACTTCGCAGGAAATGAATATCAAAGAAAAAGTGTATAGGACTCTGAGTACGTCAAGGGAACTGACATCATTGTTGGCAAGAGACAGGCGGGGCCGCTGCGTTTATCCCGGCATCAGCCCCAATGCTGGCAGCTACCCAATCATTGTGTACAACATCATATCGGATGTTCCAGCTCTTACGGCAGACGGCATAGAAATAGAGCGGCGCGTGACCGTGCGCCTGCAGATTCTCACCAAGGACGGACACTATGAGCATATCTATGATGTGGTAAATAAAATCATGAAAGGGCTGGGCTTTATGCGCCGTCAGTCACTAGAAATGGCAGAGCGCGATGTATTTGTGTTCTGCGTGGATTATGTAATTGGAATAGGAGTGGATGAATAATGGCAGAAATGAAACCGGCCAGCAGAATGGTCAGCGGACAGTTTATCAATATACAGCGGCTCCATGTGGCAAAATTGCTGACGGATGAAGCCGGGGAAATAGCAACCTACGATACCCCCATCGACTTGGGCAAGGTACTGCGGAGCATCGACATCAAACCGTCAAATTCGAGTGCTGACCTCTATGCAGACGGGCAGTCCATAGACACCGCCACCAATACGGCATCCTATGAACTGACCTTCGACACGGCGGCTTTGCCCTTGGAGTATGTGGCTTACCTTTTGGGGCATAAATGTGAGAACGGCGTTATGGTTGCCAACAAGGATGATGTGGCTCCGTACTTCGCCGTAATGTTCCAGAGCGACAAACGGAACGGCAGTAAGCGACTGACAAAATTCTTCAAAGTCATGTTCCAGGAACCCTCGGTCAAAGGTTCCACCAAGGAAGAAAACATTTCCTACCAGACGCCGACCTTGACCGCCAAGGCCATCTACCGGCTGTCGGACGGCAATTCTTATACCTATGCCGATACCGAAAGTGCTGGCTTTGATGCAGAAACCGCCGCCAACTGGTACACCACGGTCTGAGGGAGGGGAGTATAGATGGACACACCACAAATCAAAATCAACGGCAAAATCATCCAGCCGGCTCCGCCTAAGATGAAAGTATGGCGTGAGTTCCTGGCATTCTTTGACAAGGATAAGGGCAAGATGACCGTAGAGGAATTCCTCTCGGCGCATGTTGCCCTTATTGTTTTGGCATTTAATCAGCCGGAAGTTACGGTTGATTTGGTAGAGGAGAATTTGGAAATTGCCGATGTCGTTCCTTTAGCAAGAGAACTTTTCGAGTGGTTGCAGGCTCAGACCTTTGCCAAGCTGGTAAATCTCCCAAACGGGGAAACGGAGGCAGGGGAGTGAACCTGTCTCCGTACCAGAATCTGCTGCTCTACTATGAGCGGCTGCAACAGTCCTACGGCTGGACAATGCAGGAGGTGGATGAGCATGACATAGATTTTTTACTTGATCAGCTGACAGTCCTCAGTTTGACGGATGGCAGCCACCATCAGAAATACATTGACGATGTCCTGTAGGAGGTGGGCAGATGGCAAAGCGTGGGCAGAAGATAGATGAACTGTATATCAGCCTTGGCCTGGACATTGCCCGGCTCCAGCTGGACTTTGATACGGCAGGCAAGACAGTATCACAGGCGGTGTCACGGCTGAACAGTCAGACCAATCAGGTCAAGCTGAAGATGGATGTAGACCTTGCCAAGCTGGAGGGCGTTGGTTCGGAACTGGACAAGCTGAAAATCAAGCATGAAGCCATCAACCGCCAGCTGGACTTGCAACGGCAGAAGGAAGAAATTCTGACTGCCGTTCTTCGTGATGCCCAAAAGACCCATGGCAGTGACAGTGAGGTTACGCAACGGGCGCAGACAAACCTGCTGAAACAGCAAAAGATTGTCGCGCAGACAGAGGCAGAAGTCCGCAAGCTCAATGCGGAGATGGCAAAATTCGGTGGCACAATTGAGCAGATTTCCGGCAGGGCAGGAACATTTGGTGCCACCATGGCGGCTGGTATCAGCAAGGCCAAAAGCAGCGTGGACAGTCTGACTGGTGGCTTTACCATGCTGTCCGTCAAGGCGGCAGCAGTTATGGCCATCTTTTCTACGGGAGCAGGGCTGTTCAATCTGACCAAGGGAGCCATGGAATCCGGGGAGAACCTGTATCGGC